TCTCTTCTTTTCTTTTCTTTTCCTCTTCTATTCCTCTTCTATTCTCTTCTATTCTATTCTCTTCGTATTTAGCACTTTTGTTTTTGCTATTTAGCACTTCTGTTTTTGCTATATAGCAACTTTCTTTCTCTTTGTAGTTTTCACCCTTTGCGATGCCCCTGGTGTGTGTGTAGGATAAGTGTGTATGATGTACGATTTTACCCCTTTTCTATATTAATCTCATGTAATTTATTTTTTCTACATGAATTTTATTTTACACAAAAATACTACACATAAAAAAAATATAAATATAATAAAATAGATAAAAACCAATAGAAACAGTTGACATATAAAACAATATATTACACTTTTTCGGGTGTGTAGGATTTTTCACATCCTACACACTTCTTTGCCGTAAATGTCAACGGTTTTTATAACATAGAATACACGTTCGATAGAACGCATGTTTGTTTGCAAAATGTTATTTTGCACTTGTGAGTAGTTTTCACAGAATGTTCACAATTTGAACACAGTTTGAACACAAAAAAAATTTGAAAATTTTATGAAAAAAGCAAAAAAAACGGCTGGAATTTTGCATCCAGCCATTCAAAAAAAACACAAAATTTTCACGATCAGTTCCCATTTACACCCGGCACGGTTAAAATTACTGCCTCTATGATCTCCTTATATTCATCCCTGTGGTTTTGCATTGCATCCCTTAAAAAATGCGCTTTTCCTACAGTATGATTATAATTTTCGTTCATTTCCTGTGCCGGAGCATATTTCACATTACTGCCCACAAGCAAAGAATAACACTTTTCCTTTTCTTCCGGCTCTGTGTTCCCATCATAAGTGCCGTGTTGCACTACGCCCTGATCATCAGGCTTATCGGCGGAATAGCTTGTAATTTCTGGAGTTTCCCCGGATATCGCAAACGTGATAGAGTTTCGTAGCAAGCCTGTGTCCACCGGGCAATCCTCTTTGGCATACCCCTCACAAGTCATTCCTATGGATTTCAGTATCAGTGGCATTTTACCCACTACTGCCTCCATAAATTCATCCACGTGGCTTACTACTTCAAACTCTATCTTATCTGCCATATTTACCCCCTGTTTGCCTTTTCCTGCGCTATTTGTTGCTGGTGTAAACCATTATGCTCATGCCGTTTTAGTGGCTGAATCGTGCCATCTGAACGCCTAAAACCTAGGATCTGTGAACGCATTGTGCATCTGCAATTCCATACTGTACGCCCTGGGGCCTTTGAATCACCGGGATAATCCAATTTATCACCATTTCCATCTGTAAACTTATCGTGAATGCCTACTTCCTGCCCATCCATAGACAAGTGCCAATCACGAACCCTTGCATCCGGCGTGGCAATCCATACCTTATTCAGAACGGCCCCTTCGCTTTCAAGATCGTTATAACTATCCTGCCTGCCCTTATTTTCTGCCCCTGTAACCATTGTACGTGCTGCACGAACTGCTGATTTTTCATTGTTATTCACAATCGGCATCAATCTTTTGGTGATATCACTAATGCTTTCACCCGTCAGAACGCCTTGCAATACTGTGGAATTGATCTGCCGCATATTCCATACCATATCTTTTACAGTATTTACCTTGCGTGTTGGTAGGTCAATGTTACCCATAGCAAGGTTTTGCATTGTCTGCTCGGATCTGATATCCCAGGCAGTTTGCATCTGCGGAATATCAAACCCGGAGGCAAACAGTTCCTGTGCTGCTTGCTGGTAGTTGACATAGTATATATCTGGTATGCGCCCATTGACATAATCAGCCGCTATCTGGTTCACGTGTGCAAGCCTGCGTGTGGTGTTCTCCACCATCTTCCTGTACCACTGATTGCGCAAGGTCTTATTTTGTACTGCATCCTGATAATCCTTTAGTGCCTGTGTGCGTGTGGCATCATCCGGCGCATTTTGGTAGGCAAGCCACAGCGCACCCAGGGTAACTGAAATATCTTTCATGTACTTATCCCATTCTTCCATCAGTTCCTTTTGGGATCGCTTGTAAATCTGTTCCAGTTCCTTTTCAATTTCATACAGTTCTGCATCTGTGTACTGCCTAGCATCATCAGCCATTATTTGCCCCCTGAAATATGCTTATGCGCCTCATCCAGCTTTCCTTCATAATCTGCCTGTTCCTGTTCAAAACGCTCTGCCTCTGCCTCTTTTAATCTTTCCTGTATATCATCCAGTTCATCCGGGGATAAGAACGGCAGGTGTTTCAGAATCGTTTTCTGATCCAAATACTGTGCCGCCTGTAAAACCATCTGCGTTTCTTCGCCAACATTGATAATCTGATTGCGCTTGTAAGTCGGCTCATCTTCAATGCCAAGTAAATTCAGCAAACTTTTAATGAACTGCGTCACCTGCGTTTCAAAATCATCACATTTCAGGTCCAAGTTTGCATAGCTGGAACGGATCGCCGTTGCGGTGATTGATCCTGCGGAAAGTTTGTCTGTGTCGAGTGCCATTGCATCCTGATACAAGGAATCACGGATCATTGCAAGTGCTGTCTGCCGTGCCTGGTACGGTACATCCATCGTGTGTGCCTCTGCGTGTGAACCGCTATCATCCACAACCGCTGCGTGTACCACCTTCATACGCTCTACAAACTTTGCAAGGTCGATATCATCCATACCCCCGGCATTGTTGATTGTCCAGTAGAACATACTAGCCTCATCAAGATCATTCGCAAAACCACTTTGTATCAGATCGTAACCATCAATCTTTTCACGCAAGCCTGTAAGTTCGCTCTGCCGTGCCTCATTGCCCCATAACGGCACAATAGGAAAGCCGGGGTAATTCTGCCCGTCCATAATCTCTTCCCCATCTGCCGGGGTAGAAATAACCGTTTCCACGTACGGACGTTTTGGATGTAAAATTTCACCCTTTTGCACAGTTCCATTCTTGCTATCTTCCTGCTTGTACCACATATAATCCGTGTACCCATCCTCTTCATAAAGAGTCGCACGGAGTGGCTTTGCATCATCAATCTGCCACCATCTGATACCAGCGTGCAAGGCCCCATCTTCTTCCCCGAATAACGGCACAAATTCACGCATGGAGAACACATCCACGTGATCCTTATTCATAAAGCCAAACGCACCACCGCCCCATAATGCCATAGTGCCTGCTTTCATCAGCACACGATCAAATTCAGGACCACCCAGGGCATTTTTTGTGGCATCATCACCGAACGTAACGCCATTGCCTAGCAAATAGCCTACTTCCTGCAAGACAAACACCCTGAAAAACGAATTACAGAACTTATAGTTTGCGCTATAGTTATCCGGCACGGCTTCACCAGATAATGTATATAACAGTTTCTGATATTCCAGGATTGTCTTATTTCTACGCCTGAAATAATCGTATGCTGTATCTGCCTCTTTATACGCATCTGTGGATTTATGCTCAAAAATAGCTGATAAAACAAATGCCATACGTTCTGCATCTGTATCATCTATTCTTTGCAAATCTTCATAAGTACGCATTTTCTACCTCCTAATGCATGAAAATTGGTGTGAACTGTGTTTTTATCTTTGCTATTCCCAGCGTTTTTACAAAATAACGCATAGAATCCATATAGTGATCATTTACCTTTACAGGCTTATCCTCTATTACATCTTCATCCCATACATAACCCTCAACCTCTTTTTTCCATTCTTTCAAGTACGGAGAAACTTTGATCAATCCACGTTGCATAGCAACTGCCGTTTCACGTATGCCATCCATAACATCATTGATTGCTGCACGGACCTTGTATCTGTGGTTCTGCTTACGCAATAACGTAATGAAACTGGCAGCAGACGGATCTATGATTGTTTCCAAAGGTCTAGGAATATTGATTTCATCCAGCCATTTATCCATATCCTGTAAATATTCATCATCCGTTTTGCTTGCACCAGCATCACGCCCAGAATAATAGTAACCGCCGGACGCATACCAAACATTGCCGTGCAATTCCCATAACAACGCTGCAAATGCATTCATTGTGCCATAATCAATGGACAAAACATATCTATCAGCAGTATCAGACGGTACATCTTCAATAACTGTGGAATACATCGGATAAATAAGGCCCTCTGCCATTGCCCATTCACCCAGGATATACCGTTTATAATATACTGTGCCTGCGTATTCTTTGCAAAGATTTTCTACAAATGCAGGATCAAGAAACGGATTATCAAAAATCGTGTATTTCTGCAAGTAAAGGTCTATATCTTCACGGTCAAGGAACTCTTTCAGCCAATGCCCCGGATATTCTGGATTGCAAGCACCATCAAATTTACTGTACGGCTTATCAAGTCGGGATTGTAACATTGCAAATACTTCTTTATTCCACTTTGCAATTTCATCACCATAGCAGTATTTAATAGACGAACCCTGTATTTTTGATACCTGGTTCAACTTTTCCGCACCCAGGCAGTAAACCTGAACACCACAAACCCATGCCTGATTGCGTGAGTTTATCGTGCCAACGATCTGATCCGTGTATATCTCTCTCATCGGCTGGAGAACATTTCGTTCTATCGTTTCCTTTGAAACGCCCATGATTACATTTAGGCCCGGCTCATCCTTAACGGCACGCAACCTATAAGGGATTTCAAACGCAATATCGCCATAAGACTTGCCCGAACGCACAGCACCGATCTTAAAATTATATCGGTGATCTGCCAGCCGCATAAATTCATACTGCTTATCGCTGAACTGCATTCGCCTTTACCTCTTTGATAATTTCATCCAGTTTATCCAATGCCGTATTATCCTGTATCTCAACATGATCCGTCATTCCAAGGTGATTTTTTGCATAGAAAATATGCACAGTAGGATTGACTTTTGCCATTTCATACCCGGATCTGCGCAAGGAAATTTTGCCCATTCCTTTTTTTTGCCTGTAAATAACTGAAAAAGCGTGACCGTACACACGTTTGCACCATGCATTCAATGTATTTTCATCCACAAAAAACCAGTCTGCAATTTCTTCCTTTGTGCATTGAATCCCACACAGCTTTTCAAATTGTATCTGATCAATATTTGCATGAGGTCTGCCATTTGGCTTTCCTGTTGGTTTCTTACCCATAATTCACACCTCCAATATCATTCCTCCACTTCCATTTCGCCTGTTTCAAGGTTTACCACACACATATCATCCATCGTCAGATCGACTTTATTAAGATATTCCCACAATCCGAACATATCACCATTCTTTTTTCGGATCACAACCGGGAATATCCCAATAAATTCTTCCTTTGTATCAAAGGCATAATCCCCATTGATCAGATATGCCTTGTCAATGCTGGTGTTGTAGCTTTCCGCCTTTTTCATTGCAATCTGTTTGCAGTTATCATAATTCAACATAACAATCACTCCTTATCCTTGTACTTGTTTACTTGTTTTCTCTCCGATTTACGATCATCCGAACAGTATCTGTAGTAGGTGTAACAGACTTCTTTGCCCTGTCTGATAAGCGCAGATTATCCGTGCGTATCAACTGGATCTGTGTGGAATTTTTGCCAACTCTTGAAAATACATTGTTGGAATTATAGATTGTGTTGGTCTGTGCATCCACATAACGCACTTTGCCACGTACATTTTCCACATTAAACACATGACCGGGTATTCTTACAATACCACGTGAACCGGGGCCGAACGATTTCATCTGTGCTTCAAGATTAGCCTGTGCAGTTTTAGGATTAGATGAACCAACATTGATTGTTTTTGCGTGCTGGAATGCACCCTGCCATCTTCCTCCTGCTGGTAAATTATCACCCTGGAAAGTAGGAAGTGCCAAAACATCATATCCCCTGCGCCGTAACTCATACGCAACAACGGCACGCTGGCAATTCTCTGAAAAATCACCCTGCGCACCATTTCTGCCATTGTAAAAAGGATTAGCACCTTTTAACGCATCTTCAATTCCAATCGGTCTGCCCTTTTGCCCGATTGCTGCCTTTAGATCTTCAGGACTAATCCGAAACGGCTGAACCGTAATAGTCAGGACCACGCTTACCACCACCGCCGCCCAGCGGCTTTTCCGCACTCTCCGATAATCCACTACCACCTTTTGCCATTATTTTCCCCTCCTAGGTTCATTTCTTTTTCTTGCTGTTGCTGTTTGTAGCCTGTTTCTGCAACTTCTCAAATTCCTTTTTCGTAAGTTTCTTTGGCGGCTTAATTGCGCCATAAATACGAACTGTCTTTTCTGCCATAACGATCAACTCCTTTCAAGTGTGTATGAATAACCATATTGTTTCTGTCCTGCAAGTAAATCATTGTGTACGTTTACCAAAAAACTATTGAAAGCATCATTGTATGCCTTACTGTACTGCTCATAAGTATAGGATTTATCACTATAATTTTTCGCAACTCCCTGTAACTTTGTATTCAGTTCTGCCCTGTGTTTGTTATTACTCTGCTGGACGTATGAATTAAAACCATCCTTGTCAAAATTCCCTGTTTTGCTGATACTATATGCACCCTCTTTTGCTCTTGCCCTGTAAGTAGCAACGTCATGATTTGCAAAATTGCGTAAATCAGCATCTGAAAAAGTTCCGCCCAGCACCCCTTCATCTTCCCTGGGATGGATATGTGTGTGGATCGCACCTTCTGACAAACCAATAATCGGAACACGTACCGATCCTTTACCCCCACGCACTTCCTTGTGTAAAGGATTGCCGTCCTGATCTACAGATATATTGTATTCCAACTTGTTTGCTACCCTTTTATTTTCCCAGGCTACAACGGCTGCCCTTGCGCTGCCGGAAACACCGGGATCATCACCACCATATACCAATGGATTGTTTGATAAGTCAATCGGCCCAACGGATTTTACTGCAACC